GCAATCTTTTCACGGAACGGTAGAGGCTCCGAAAATTCGTTGAACCGGGCCGCATAACCCTCCAACATCATCCCATCAGGGGTTTCCCGGATTTCCAGGTCACCAGTAAACTGCCGAGTTTCAAGTTTTGACACAGCTTCTCCCGTTATGCCTCGGTCCGCGTTTTCTTCTTCCAGTCTACCAACCACGCCCTGCGCATACTCCAAAGCACGTTGCGCCTGGGTTTTGTTAACACCGCCCCCCCACAGCGCCATTGCTACAACACCCGGTGAGGGGTAGGCCGGGTGATCAGGGGAGGCGGCGGGTGCGTCAAGGTCTACAAGGTGCCGGGCAATCCACGCGGCAGTCCGCGACCATTTATCCGCGGTCACGTTTCCTTCACTCATGGCCACAGCTTCCCTCACGGTTCGGTCTACTAGGCCGTCACCCGATAGGCTCTCACGGTGCCACTCAAGGCCCCTACGGGCACTCGCACGCATATAAGCAGGTGGGTCCAGGTTGACTTGGCGTTCCTCAGCCTCCGGCACATCCTCCGACGTTGCAGGCTGGTAATTGTCGGGCAGGTCACGGGCAGACCGTTCACCTAAATACTCCGACCCTTCAGCGTCCGCGATAGCGAGGGC